GCCGGTCTGGCGGTCGCCGATGATGAGCTCGCGCTGGCCGCGGCCGATGGGGGTCATCGCGTCAATGGCCTTGATGCCGGTTTGCAGCGGCTCCTTGACGGGCTGGCGCTCAATGACCCCCGGGGCTTGTGTTTCCAGGGGGCGGAAGCGCTCGCTGACGATGGGCCCTTTGCCATCGAGCGGGTGTAGAGTGCGGGGATAAATTGGAATAAGGTAGTTTTGCGATGTGATAAATTTGAATTTGTAGTTTTTTCAGGGAGGAAGCGGGCGTCTGTCGCGGTCCCGAAAACCATTTCGCGGCGGTCCCGATCGGCGCACCGCCGGCAGGATAAATCCCCTCATAGGGCGGCAATTCCCGCCCATATTTGCCGCCTGGGCAGGTGCCGGGGGATGGGCGATCCGCCTAACGGCCGGCGGACAAGTCACAAGGATCGCCTCTACGATCCACAGCCGACAGCACCTCTTCGATGACTTCACGGGCGACCATTTGGGCCGTCCTGGATGACAGGCCGGCCCTGCGCAGGCGTTGGGCCGTCCAGACCCTCAGCTCGAGCTGCAGATCTGCTGTGGCGAGCGCTGAGGCCGCCTGGTAGGCATCTCGGCCGAGGATGGGCTTCACCCAACGGGACGGTTTGCTCATCAGATTCCTCTCTCGCCTCGCTAGATTAGAATGACAATCGAGGTGGCATCATAGGAGGCGGATGTCGGCGGGGACGGGATGACCTGCGAGGGCCGCGCGCAGGATGCCGACCTCGAAGCCTGGGCAGGTCTTAGCGACGTGGGGCAGCTCCCGGTGGCCCACGAAACGCGCCGAGGAGACGCCGTAGGCGCTCCGGTAGATGTCACAGAAAGCCAAGAGAGCAGTCCATTGGGGAGGGAACATGTAACCGCCGAAGGGCATCCATCCAGAGGGCGGACAGGTGTCCGCCCCTACAAATGCGGGGCCTTTGCCAACGAGGCAGATGCCAATGCTGTGGGCATTGTAGCCTCGGGCGTGGCTGCCTATCACCGAATCCAGGCGGCCGCGGTGGACGGATCCATCGCGGTAGATGACCTGATGATAACCGATGCCCTTCCAGTGCATGACCTCGCGGTGGTAGCGGTCTATGGCCTCGACCGTAGCGTCCACGGTGTCGGTTTGGTGGATGACGACCAGGTTGATTGTGCGCATGGTGATCCTTTTCGGAGGGCGGACACCTGTCCGCCCCTACAATTGGAACCAGGGGCACCCCAGGATCGCCCCTACAATCGCGCAGTCCATAGGACAGCGCGTCCGGATCATTTGCCGCCGTTGGCCTTCTCGCAGAGGATGTCCACGGCGCTCTTGAGGCCGATGATGGTCTGCATCAGGCCGGTGTGGCTCTCCTGATTCTGCCGTTGGCTCTCCTGAATGCTGAGGGTGAGCCGGGTCATGTTTTCGACCATCGGCAACAGCACACTCTGGCGCTCCTGGCGGCTGGCCGAGACCTCAGCCGTGCTGGTTTTGATGATAGGCAGGATAAGCAACCAGAAGGCGATGATGATGACGCCGGCGACGCCGCCACCTTTGAGCAAATCGAGCACTGTAGCATCCATGAAAGGTCTCCTATTTCCCGCAAGTGCGCGTCAGAACATCGCCACCCACGGTTGCGCGGCGCGTTCGGTGTATGTGACGACTGCCCACACCTGGTAGGCGCGCGCGTATTCGCCGTACTCGATATAGCCAAAGAGCTTGACTTTCATTGAATCAATCTGGGCCTGCGACCACACTCCCGTGAAACTCGTCACGCCTTCGCCTTCCGGCGTCTGCCCAACTTCGCTGCTGCCGCGTCCCAGGTCAGCTCCGTCAATGATAAGGTGGGCGTCCATCTCGTCGCGGTTATCGGTGAGGTAATTGTAAACGTGGATGTCGATCTGCGTCGCCACATCGATGCCCGCAACCGTCTCCATGTCGAGGATGTCACTGGTGGCATTGACTACCTCCAGGTAATCGGCCTTGTCGAGGACCGCTTCATCCACGGCGGTGTAGTGCGTTGGTCCTGGCATCGGCAGCCAGTCGTTCGGTCCGGCGTCCCCATTCGGTCGTAAGGTTACTGTCGCCATGTGGCTTCTCTACGGCAACTGGAACTCCAGCACAACGCGCAAGCCCTTCGGCTTCGTGGTGCTCTGAGCCGTGACGTAGATTTTGATGTTATCGTCGGTCGCGACGTCGTCGTAAGACGTGTTGACGATTCCTGCCGTGCCCTTGGTCTCCCCGGACGCGATAGAGATTGCGGTCGAAAGGGCATCATTGCTGGCGTACTTGGTCAGGTTCCGCACCTGTATCGTCGTGGGATTGGTCGTGCCCGCCGTCGTAACGTGTGCCTGGGCGCGAATGAGGTTCATCCCGTTCAGGGCCGCCGGTATAGGCACATAGGCGATACCGGAAGTCGTGTCCACATCCGTGGCGTCCACCACCACCTGAATAACGAAGCCCTTGACGCCGAAGATGCTACTGCCGGCCAGACCATCCGGCGAGACCGCCCGCGTCGCGTCGGCGCCGGTCGTCGTCTCGGCGGCAGTGGCAATTTCGAGCAGGGCATGGTCGTTGGCGGGGAGCATGACGAGGCGGACGGCATCCACACGGTTGACGGCGGTGTTGCCGGTCGAGTAATCGCGGACGGAGAAGGTGATGTAATAGGTGCCGGCGGGCCAGGTATATGCTTGCCCGGGGCCGATGCGGCCGGAATGATAGACCCAGGCGGTGGTGGGCGGGATGGCGGCCACGGCCTCGCGGCCGTCGAGGAGAACACCATCGCGGTCATAGCAGCCGACGCAAAGGGTGATGTAATTGCCATCGTCCACGGAGTTGGTGCGGCGGATCCAGGCGGAGACCTCGTAGATACGGGCGGGATCCACGACGGTATGAATGGGGAGGTCGGCGACGTTATTGAAGATGGCATTCACACGCACCTGACCGGGCGCGGTGCGGTCGTAGAACTCAAGGCAATTGGCGCCGGCGGCGCTATCGCCGGCGACGAGGCGGACGGAGCAGAGATCGTAATTGATTACCCACCAGTCGGGGAAGCCGGGGGCGAGCGATTGGTGCTCAAAGGCGCCGTCGCGGAGCAGACTGGCACCATCGAGGAGATGCGGGTGACCGGGGACGGCAGGATTTCCACCGCCAGCGAAGGGCTCGAGGCCGGATTCGTCCTCTTTGACGCGCACGAGCTTGAGGGCGTTGCCAGGGTAGGTGAATGTATCAGTGAGGGCGTCGAAACGGCTGGCGCCGGGCGGACCGGTGGGACCGGTCGGGCCGGTGGGACCCGTTGGACCCGCCGGACCGGTGTCGCCCGGCGGGCCGGTGATCTCGGAGAGATGGGGCGGCGGGCCGAACGTGGGCGGGGTGCCGGAGCGCAGGTACTCATTGTAGCGGCGCTGGAAGGTGGTGCCGCGGCGATCCATGACCACGGGTTGGCCGGGATGGCGCTCGCGGAAGAGACGGGCGAAACCTAACCAGCCGCGAGGCATGTTAGTTGGCCTCCGGGGAACGGGATTGAACCACAGAGAGCGCAGAGGGCGCAGAGACAAATGAGAACCGCTGATGGACGCAGACGGACGCCGATGGGACAGGAACGGATGGGCGATCACATAGGATCGCCCCTACATTGGGATGACGAATGAGGCGGGTCATGCGGGGAGCACCTCGCCGTAATAGGAGGTGAGGCCGAGGTTAGGGAGGAACTCGGTGCGCATTTCGAGGATGCGGACGGTGAGATCATCGGCGGGGTTGCCCTCGACATTCTCGATCAGAACCGCCATGTGGGGGTAGAGCGTCTTCACGAAAGGCCCGCGCCAGCGGCAGAAGCGCGGGATCGAGTTCCAGACCGGCCAGAACTTCGCGGCGATCAGGTTGCATTTGGCAATGGTATTGGCCGACGTGTTGAGGATGATGACGGCGCGCAACTCGCCGACATAATCAGCCGCCGCCGGATTGTTGATGCTATCGGCATCCTGGAGCAGATCGGAGTGGATGACATTGCCATCGTCGTCCCGGCCCCAGACCAGAAGCCAGTTGCAGAAGTAGGTGTCATCGCTCCAGATCTCGAGCTCGCGGGCGACGTGATCGGGGTCGGCGCCGGCATCGGTGGCGCGGATGAAAGTATAAGCCGGCGTGGAGCCCGGCGGGGCCTGGATATGGAAGCCATCGTGAGCATGGTACATGACCCAATCGGCATTCCACTCGTCGCGCAACTGCTCGATGGCCTGGGCGACGGTCATGCCAGGGGCGAACTTGTAGAGCGGCTCCTTGCCGTCCTCGGCGCTGGGCAAGGGAGTGGTGTCGGCCTCGACATGTATCTCGGTATCGTCCACGCCGGCGATGTGGAGCAGGTCGATGATCGCGGCGGTGAAGGTCATGCCATCATAGGCGTGCGCCTGCACCTGGCCGATAAGGGCATGCTCCAGGCGCTTCCACCCCGAGCGGAGCGTCATCTCATAGGTGGCGTTCTCGGCGGCCGGTTCGGTGAGGGTGGGGGTGTCGGCGAGGCCGCGCATGCGGACGGTGTCGCCGTCCACGGTGACCGTGAAGGGCAGGTTGGGGCGTTTCCAGAGGCCGGTTTCGCCGGCGCCGGGGCGGATGGTGCAGTCGATGGAGTCCTGACCGGGATCGGCGGAGAGATTTTCGCGCAGGGAGATGAGATCGGGCGCGACCGGGTTGCCGGCGAGGAACTCGGCGGTTGGCGCCCATTTGACCAGGATCTTATTGATGATCGGGGTATGGGGGCCGTTGCCGATGAGATTGACGATCACCTTGCCCTCGGTGTCGCCGAGCTGGTAGGCGGTGCCATTGGTGCGCTTAACGACGACGGAGGCGCCGCAGCCGGAGAACATCTCCCAATCAATCTCGGCCTCGGGCATGACGGTGGGGGTGTAATCGAGGGCGAAGGGGATCTCGAACTCGCCGGCGGTCTCGTAACTGAGTGCGCGGAAGCTCAGGTCGAAGATCGCATCGCACTCGACGGAGAACTTCCCGGCGCGCAGGCAGTAGTAGTGAGTAACCGATCCATCCACCCAATGCGGCTTGCCCTCACTCCATGCGGGCGTGATGAACCAGGCGCCCCACAACTCGCTCCAGAGCAGCAGCCGCTGCCGCAGCGGGATGCAGAGAACGGTAAATGCCTGGCCATAGAGACGCGCCGCCTCGAGGATGGGCCCGTCGGACATCTCGAAAGTCATCACGGGATAGGGCGGAGTCGCGGAGATATCCGCGATCTCGACGTAGGGGCGCGCGCCGGGTGCGAGCTTCACGGTGATCTGTTGAACGGCGGGCGAGCCGGTGAGACCCCAGCGCAGATAGATCGGGGCCTGGTCAATCGGCTCGGCAGTATGGATGCCGATGATGCTGGCCTGGTTGATTTCGAGGGCGGCGGTTTTCGCAATGGCACTCACCACGCGCTTGCGGTGATGCAGAGCGAGGCCGGCGAAGGGCCAATATTGGGCGATCTCCTCCCAGTTCTCGGAATCCGATGGTGTGAACTCGGACAGCGGGCGGCTGTCATAGGTTTGGATGGGCGCCAGGATGAGGTAGCGGCTGGACGGTTCCAGGTAAACGCGCTCGGCGTTCTGGCGCTGCGCCCATGCCTCATCGCCGATGAGATCGAGGAAGAAGCCGCGATCGGCGGGGCTGTAGCGGTCCGTATCGAGTTGGAGAGAGATCTGCATCATACACCCCAGCCGGATGGGCGATCACATAGGATCGCCCCTACGATGGCGCGGCCAATCATCAGGTCACCGGCACCCAGGTGCGGCCGCCATCCTCGCTGCAGGCCGCCTTGAGATCGTCCGTGTCGAAGCAGTAGAGATAGATCACGCCTCCGGCGCTGCGCGCGAGCGCGCAATGGTGAGGAGACCCGTGCTCCGGCAGATTGGTCGCGCCGGCATCGCGCACATCGAGCGGGGCGCCAAACGTGATGCCATCCGATGCGCGGGCGATCACGAGTTGGTCGCCCTGCCAGGCGGCGAGAAGGACCTCGCCATGAGGTAGGATGAGGGCCGCAGGATTCGTGCAACCGGCGAGCGCCTCGACTGGAGCGGCCCAAATGCGCCCTTCATCCTCGGATAGCCGACTATAAATAATCGGCGTGGATGACGCATAATAAGCGCGCAAGCGGCCATCCGGGAGGACGACCAAATCTATCTTCTGCTCGGGAACATCCTCGGCCAGAATACCAACCTGGGACCAGGTGAGATCAACATCGGTGGCGGCATACACGAGGAGATCGTCAGCCTTCCAGGCGGTCAATAGATAAGCGTGGGACTTGCGGCCGGCGCCGCCGGGCGACTGGGTTTGCCCACCCCCGGCAAGCGGGTGGATTGTCGGGCGAGTGGTGCCTGCCAGGGTCGCCACGGCGCCCTGCAAGGGCCAGGCGGCGCCGTCATCATCGCTGGTGAGCTGATCCATAGCGCCGCCGCCATCGTCCGCCAGGAGGTGCAGGAAGCCATCCGGCTGGCGCACGGCGCCGGGCACGCCATAATCGCCGAGGACATCCGGCGTGGCGGCGACGACGTCGGGCATGGGGCCGCGGTACTGGCGCAGACCGTCATCGCCGACGACGTGGATATGCACCAGGTCGCTGTAATCCTGGATGAGGTTGAGGTCGGAATAGGCATGATGGGCCTTGAAGAGCCAGATCGCGGATCGCTCACCGAGCAGATCGGTATCCGGCGCGGCGAAGTGCCAGGGCGAGGCGCCGTGATGCAATACCCAGAGATCGTTGGATGAGATCAACAACCGTTTGCGATCATCCGCATGATAGGTAAAACCGATAGTAGGACGATCTGCCCAACCTCGAACCCAGTAATTCCAGAGATCGGAATCCACGCCGCATTCGCAATTATCGGGAGTAGAGCCGCCGGGCACATAGGGGAGGCGCTCCCAGTAGAAGGGATCGGCCGGATGCAGAAGATCCCAGGCGAACATCCGCCACCCCGAGTCAAACCCCGCGAGGGGATAATCCGGATTGCCGGCCACGAAAACCCTTGCTGCGCCAACGCCTACCGGATGTCCGTCAACGATTCCGAGCGCGTAGAGCAGGTTATGGGGCATGTCGTGAGGGCCGTCAAACGTGGCGCCGCCATCGCCGCTGTGCCAAACGCTGATATTGACTCCCCAGAATTGGCCATAAATGATCCAACGGGGGCAGGCGAGCCAGATTTCCTGCGCAGCGGCAGCGCCATACAACCGGTGCGATGAGATGGGCCAATTATCCTCACCGGCAGGCGGCGGCAGATCACTGATGACACGCACCTGGTATGGATCGACCTGTACCTCGACCAGATCGAGGCTCCGTAGGCTGGTGCCATGCTGGTAACAATAATCCGGATCCATCTCCGGCCAGATCCTATATTGGCGGAGGACATAGAAGCGACCGTCAATGGACGATGGGTAGGCACCGATGAGATAATCTAAACGGGAACCGGGCGCGGGATAATTCTGGCAGATCGGCGGGGCCATGTCGAACGGCGTGTAGATACCTGGCAGGTCGGTTTGGCCGACGATCGCCAGATCGTCCGGGCGGCGTTTGACCCACACGGCGGTGCGGTCACGGATACCCTGATAGCCATGCTGGACTCCGAGTCGCCACCCAATGTGATAGAGATAATCGCCGGCAGGATCGGTTGCGAGAAAAGCCCAGGTATAATCCGGGGGCCCTGAAGGATCGCTGGCTTGCACCAGGTCACCCGGCCGGAGGGATGGATCGAGATCATCGTATTGGAGTTTAACGATCCGCCCGCCGCGGATGCCAAACAGCCAATCGCGGCCATCGCCATCATGAGCCACGGTCGGGTATCCAATTTGGGAATCAGGAGTAAGGTCGATGATCGGCCAAGTCTGCCCGGAGTAAGGCGGATGGCGGCCGGGGGCGTAGGCGTGGACGCGGCGGAAGGTGGGGAGGCTCATCCGCGGAACCTCCGCGCGACGCGCTCGATGATGCTCTCGATGGCGGTTTCGATCTCGCGGCGCACCGAGGGCGAGCGCAGCTCGGCGGCGAGCATGGGCGAGGCGTTGACGGTGAGATTGAGGTTGATGCCGGGCCCGGCGCCGGCGCCGGCGAGGCGCAGGTTGGCGAGGCCGGCCTGGGCGCGCTCGGGAAAAGCCACAGCCGAGGCTTGCCCGCCGGCTGTTTGGCGGGGCGGCTGTGCCCCACCACGGGATTCGCCGTGGGCGGTGGGGACGCCGATCTGCTCATAGTATTTGGCCGTCAAGCCCGCCTTTTTCAGCATCTCGGCGGTGCCCCCCCAGACCTGGGACACGAAATCCTTGGCGACTTCCTTCATGCCCTCGACGATGCCCTGCTTGGCGCCGTCGGCGACGGCCTTCCCGGGATCCTCTTTCGGCATGATCGGCAGCTTCACGGTTTGGGTGAGCAGGACGGACATATCCTGGCGGGCCTTGCCGGCGGCGGCGCGGGCGGCATCGGCCGCCTTGCGGGCGAGCGACAGCGGATCTATCTCGGGGAAATCGAGGCTAACCTTGGCTTTGATCCCCTTCATCGCTTGGCGTTGGACTTCTTCCCAACCGCCCTTGAATCCCCGCGTGAGCATGGCGGTATAGATGCGATCGGTGGCTTCCAATTCCTTGCGGAACTTGGCAACCGGAGCCCATATTCGCTCGAAGGCGGCAGCATTCCAATTCGCGGGATTCAGTTGTTTTATCAGGGCGATGATTGAAATGATTTTCTCGGCCAACACATTCACGAAAAGGCCGAGGAGGGCGAGTGGGCGTGCGGCGATTTGGAGTATAGCACCCAGGATCGTCTTGGCGAAAGTCCAGACCTCGATCACCACCGCCTTGATCGAAACCGCGACCCGCTTCATCCAGTTCGAGAGTTCCGCCCAGTTTTCGATGATGGTCGTGATCACGGCATCGGTGCCGGCGGCGACTTCGGCGAGGACGATGAGGATCGCCTGGAAGCCGGTCGCGCCGTTGAAGCCGGCGGCGCGGAGGCTCTCGCCGATGAACTTGCTGACCGTCTCGACCGTGCGGCTGAGGGTATTCCAGAGGAAAATGGAAATCGCGCGCAGGCCGGTCAGAAACTCTTCGATGGGGGCGCGCTGGAGCATGGCGGCGATGCGCTCGGCCAACTGCGGTGCGCGGGCGATGAGGCGGGTAATGAGATCGAGAACATAGGCCAGGGCTCCGCCCAGGCGCTCCTTGATGGTCTGCCAGGCGGTAGAGGTCTTGAACTTCTCCCACTGGGCGAAGAGGCGGTCCCCGGCGCGCTGCACGACGGCATAGGCGCCGAGGGTCATCTCGCGGGCGGCATTGTCGGCGATATTCTTCATGCCCTGCCAGATACGCCCGATAGTGGAGATGCCGGCGCGGGCGGCGTCGGGGAAATCGCGCTTCATGAGGCGCTCGATGCCAGCGAGGAGCTGCGCACGATCCATAGGCTGGGGCGCGCTGCCGGGGGTAGGTTGTCTGAACTTGACGCCGACCGTCGCCAATTCCTTCGGGCCGATGCGCATCTGGGCCAGGGCGCGCATGAGCATCATTTCCTCGCCGGCGCGCCCGAGCAACTCGGCCATTTCGAGGATCGGTTTGCGCGCGCGCGCAGCCAGATTGGCCGCGACAGGCAGCCATCGTTGGGCATCCAAACCGAAATCGGTGAGAGCTATCCCCGCCTCGATGATCGGTCGGGGATCGAGCCGCAGGGATTCGGCGTATTTCTTCATCGAGTTGTAGGCGGCGGTGGCGGCGGCCGGCGACTTGAGCAGGACGGCAAGCATTTCTATCTGGTTGCGGCGGAAATCCTCATACCCGAAGCCAACGCGCAGCAGGATCGCCGTGAAGCCCATGATCGCGGCGCCGGCGACACCCACGGCAAGGACGAGCTTGTGGAGGGCGGCGACGGCGGCCGAGAGGATCGCCTGGGCAAAACGCAGGATGGCTTGGATGGCCGAATCCAGGATATGGATGATGCTGCCGACCGCGCTCGCGACGGCGCCGAAGATGCCAATGAGCATCCCCGCCGCGCCGCGCAGGATCAGTGTTCCGGACAGACTACCTATAATGCGGTGATGAAGGACGCCGACACCGAAAATGTCGAACTTCCGTTTCGCACCTTCGAGCGAAGATCCAGCCTGGTCGGCGTCTCGGCTCACGCCGCGGAACATACCGGAGATCGAGGCGCCGATCCTGGAGGCCAACCCCTGGGCACGCTGCCAGAGGGAGAGGTCGGGCGCGCGGAAAGATACAGGCGAGGGCGGCTGTGCTCCACGGGGGACGGCGGCGGGCATGGCGCCGGCGGCGGCGCGGACGCGAGAGACGGCATCGCGGATCGTGTCGCGGGATGCCCTGGCCAGGTCGGAGAATATCTCGCGGCCGAGGGTGGCGCCGGAGGGCAGGGGGATGCGACGGATGGTCGGGGCGGCGGCGGCGGCGGCGGCAAATCCTACGGCGCCCGGGGCGGGACCGGCGGTGAGCCGCCCGAGAGTTTCCTGCGCCAGCAACCGCGTGCGGCGCCGGAGGTCGCCGGGAGCAGCCAAACCCTGCTTGAGGATCGCCACCTGCTGGGCGTGCAGGGATGCCATCACTGATTTGACGTCGGGGACGACCGCGGCGGCGCGCGGCATGGCGGCTGGCGCGGCGGCCGCTTTGGTCGCATCCTGAACGTCCTTTTGTACCTGCTTGAGGACGCCGGAGGCCAGGTTTTTCGCGCGGATTACTATGTCTAAGGTGGATTCGTCGGGCATGGTCAGTTCTATTCACAGCCGAGGGCGGCTGTGCCACAAGGCTAGATTTTACGGGCGCGGTGGGCGGCGGCTTCGTGCGCGATAAGTGTGAAAACCCTCCACTCCTCGGCGGTGATGAAATCGGGCGCCGGGTGCCCGCGCATCGCCCGGATCTGGGAGATCGTCCAACCGAACTCCTGCGCCAGCGAGTAGAGCTCGAACATCTCGGCGAGCAGCGGATCCTCGCCTAAGCGGGTTTCGCAGGGCTCGCCGGCGAGGGCGCTGACGATGACATCGGTGCGAAAGGGATGCGGTCATCACCGGACACCGCCTGCATCGCCGCCAGGCAGACCGCCTTGAGGATGATGATCGGAATCTGGTCGCGGACGGCATCCTCGGTAAGCGGCAATGCGGCGCCGTCGTCATCGGTGAATGACCAGTCCTGCACCAGCGCCGAGATCACCGGCCAGAGATTGCGTTGATCTTCAGCCTCGCCCCGCGCTTCGTCAACTTGCAGCAGATCGTGGAAGGTACACGGCCGCAATTGCACCTTTTCCCCGGGGAAGCCGGGGATGTCCACCCAACGCGCGTATTTGAGCAACTTGAGCCGCTGGGCCTCGCGGCGCTCGGCGCGGTTGACGGAGGCGCCGATCGGACTATCGGATGTGATGCCGTCTGTCACTGGATCCCTCCTTGGGCGGTTCACGAACCGCCCCTACGCGGATATGGGCGATCACCCTTCGACTGTCGCGCAGGGCAGGCTCCGGATCGCCCCTACAATCGCGTGGTCTATAAGGCCGCGCCCAATTACGAGATAGCGATGTCCTGGAAGGTCAGCGGGATGCCGAACTCCTGCACAGCATCGCCGCTCATCTCGTGCTCCTGGCCGCGGTAGGCGCCAGCGGTCAGCGCGATGGTGAGCACCTCCGCACCGTTGGTGAAGACCAGGTTGGCGTCAATGACATCATCCACTTCGGTGATGTCGTAGATCGTGGTCGAGCGGATGCGCGCGGTCACCGCCTGGCGGCCGACAAGCACGTAACTCGGGGCGTAGGGATCGCCGGGCGCGACGGTCGAGATGTACTGGTCGCGGCTGAGGCCGTGATCCACGTCAATCTCGATGCCGATGATCTCGCCGCCGAGGCTCCAGGTGCCGTGAATGAAGGCGAACGGCGGCGCCAGCGGCGCGGCCCATTCCTCGCCGGCCTCGACCTCTTCGGTGAGCGGCCACCAGGTGGTTGTCGCGCGCAGGGGCTCGCGCTGCGCGGCGGCGAGGCGCATACTGGCGCACAGGCAGTCCACCCATGCGCTGGCCTGGGCGGCGCCCGATTGGGCGCGCGAGATCTCCAGCGTGAGCAGCGGCAGCAGTCCGGCGGCGCGCACGCAGTTGAGGATGAAGTCGGGGCCGCAGACATCATGCTCAATTTCGATCACCGGCGCCCGCATGAGGAGCTGCTGATCCTGGAGATAACCGGACCCGATGCCGGTCACCTCGTGGTAGTTTCGCTCGGCATTCTGGCGGACGCGGCGGATGAAGTCGGGCATGTCCACGCGGTCGAGGATCGGGACTTTCGTGCCGGGGACGGACTGGATTCCGTAGCGGACGTTGCCGCTGAAGCCATGTATGGGCATCTGTTATCTCCTCGGTTTTCGGAATAGGCGATCACGAGGATCGCCTCTACAATCGGATCCGGATGGGCGGTTCGCGAACCGCCCCTACGATTCAGATTTCCCGTCATCGGACAGAGGCGCGGGTGGCTGCGGCGCATTGGGCGCCTTCGCGCCACCGCCGACGCCGGATGCCGGAGCCTCGCCGGTTTGCGGCGTGGGCAGGGCGTGCGTTTTTTGCGGCTGCGGCTTGGTTATCGTTTTCGGCATCGGTTTCTCCCTGGGCGGTTCTCGAACCGCCCCTACAATCGGATTCACAGCCGGGGGCGGCTGTGCCACATTTACGGGACGGATGCGCGGGCGCGGTGCACGGTGATCGTCACCTCGACCATGACCCCGCGGAACAGGACATTGCCGCCGCGCAGATTCGGCGAGAAGTCCACATCGCTAACCACGTGCTGCGTTACATCCGTGAGGGTCAGCCCCTCGATGGCGCTGACCAGGCAATCGGCCCAGCGGTGGAGATCGCGCGCGACGGTCTGCGGATCCGGGCCGGAGATGAACGCATAGATCAGCGCCCTCACGTTGCGCTCGACGCCGCCACCGATAGAGTATGGCGTCTGGCCCGAGCCGGAGATGTCCACCGACAGGTAGGGCGTGCGCGAGGTGGGCTTCAGCTCGGGTTCGCCGTAGGAGTAGCCTTTATCGTCCGCGGTGGGCGCATCGAGGCCGGCATCGGTGAGAAGCACCGGCAGACCGGTTTTCAGGCCGGCGATGATCGCGTCCACCAGGTTTTCGGTTGCGGTCGGCATCAGGCCTCACCGGAGATATGGTCCCAATATATGCTCGCGCAGGAAGCGCATCCAACGCGATGTCAGCGGCTTGCTCAGTCGCAGAGGTGGGCGCGCAACCATCGAACCGTCCGCGCGGCCCTTCTGGTGGATCATTCCGAGATCCCAGCGGCCATCCTCGGTCATCCGGCGGGCGCCCATGCGCAACTCATCGTCGCTCACGCTGAAAATGCTGTCCGGCGCGTCGCGGCGGGTGAGCGCGTCGCGCAGGGCACCGGATTGCACGAGTATGCCGGCGCCGGGATAATGGCGGTTCTTCCACCGGCTATATTTCTGTTTCAGCCCCGCCCAGCCGGGCAGCCCCTCGGCGGCGCCCTGGGCGGCAAAGACGCTGGTCTCGAATTGATACCAGTCAGCCGCGACGGTCTCGAAGAACCCGCGCAAGTCCTCGATCGCGCGGATGCGCCCGGCCATCATTCGGTCAAAGCCTTGGGTGCCGATAACATCTATGGTCAGTTCGATGAAACCCGGTTCAGGCATCAGAAGATGTCCTGCATGGTGAAAATGGGGTCCCGCTCGATCCCTTCCGTCGCGGCAGGAGCACCGGGGCCGATGGGGATTTCGCCGGACGGCTCCTCGTCAGGCAGTTCGATGTCGCCGGCCACCAGGGCGTTCAGGACATCTTGGGCCTGCCGAATGAGCACGTCTCCGTACGTGCGCGCGCCCGGCTCGGTCGCGCCGCCGAAGACGGCGTACCAGACGCGGCTGGCGGTGAACTTCGCGCAGATCTCGCGCAGCAACGCGAGGGCGGCGGTGCCGGTGGGCGGCAGATCATACCGCCCTTTGAGCGCCCCGTCCACCTTGGCCTCGGTTTCCGCGATCCACGATTCCACGTCGGCGAGGGCAGGCTGAGAACTCGCAGAGATCTCAATCTGCTGGGTGTTCAACAGAGCCTGGATATCGGCTATGCCGTGGTAAGTACCGTCGGCCATGATCGTCTTTGGGCGGTTCCCGAACCGCCCCTACAATCGGATTCGCGGGTCAACCGTTCCCGGAAGAGCAGGGTGTGAGCCTGCCCTTGCCGGCAGCGGTGGACGGCACACCGCGTGCGTCCGACAGCCCGTCGCGGGCGTGGTTTTAGGCGAGCACGTCCGTGAGCAAGTAGCCGCTCGGGGCCGACATGACTACCTCATCCACGTACTCGGTGCACTGGAACACGTCCGACTTGATCCGCGCCTCGCGGTAGCGCGTGATCTGGCGCGGAAGGGCCATCGCCTCCCAGTTCAGAATCGCGCCCAGGCGCGGCATCTCGAGCTCGGGGCCTGGCCGGTAGTGGTAGATGAGCACCGAATCACTCCACACCGGGTCAATGTCCACGCTCGCGCCCTCCTTCGCCGAGTTGTACTGCGTGTCGGCGATGAGGACGCGCTCGAGGTCAAAGACCTGGGCGAGTATCTCGGCATTGATAACTCGCGCATCGCGGCCGCCGGTGCCGGTCATGCTGACCCGCTCGAGGATCAGCGGGTGGCGGCGCAACGCATTGAAGACCTGACGCGACATCACGGCGCGGTTGGGGACCATCCCGGTTGCCGCGGCGATGGTCTCCTGCGCGGTGAGGAAGCGCGCGATGGGATCATTGACCGCGGCATAATCCGCGTCATCCCACTGCTCGTCGCCGGCCAGGGTGTCGTATTGCGTGATCACGCTGGTGCTGAGCACCAGGTCGGCGACGCGCTTCTCGCGCGCGAGCAGGAGTTGCTCCGTGACGATGTTCACGCTCGAGCGCTCGGCGTTGACCGAGCCGCTCTGCTGGCGCTGCTGATCATCGAGGGCGACCTCGATGGTCTGCTCTTCCGCCTCGAAGGCGGTCCAGGCGAGCGACCAGTCAATGCGCGCCGGTGCAGTCTGCGGCGCGCGGTGCGTCATCGGGATCATGAACCGCTCGTAGCCAAACACGGGATATTTCCCGTACTTGGCCGCGAACGGGATGATCGGCAGCACTTCCTCGGCGACGAACCCGGGGTTGCGGTACGCAATCGAGACGTTGGTGAGGGGGACGTCGAGGTAAAGATCGGTTGTTTCGGGAGGCATTTGCCTCTACTCGCTTTCTGCCGTCCGATATTTCATAGTTCGCAATTCCGCGCCCATCTCAGGCATGGGTACTGAAGTGGCAGACCAGCGCCTCGACCAGGTTATCCTCGGCGCTGGCGGCCTCGAGCGCAATGGCGATCGCGGGAACGTGGACGGCGGCGGTGTCCAGCTTACCATCGCTATCCGCCACCCCGAGGATGTCGCCGGCGCTGAAGGAGGTCTCCGCGCGCACCTTGCAGGTCCCCAGCAGCACGACGCGGACGGGCTTGCCCGTCTTATCGTAGCTGTCGAGAATGCCGATGGGAGTGACGGCCGCGCTGGTGGCGATCGCCACCGTCTCGGCCGCGCTCAGATAGACCGCACAGCCGCGGTTGGCGACGGTGAAATCGGCCCCCGCCTTGAACGTCCGGGCGAGGATTGGAATGCTTTGGCTCATCGTTTTGTCCCTTCTCTACTTGGCTCTGGTCGGACCGGTCGGACACATCGGACGAGTCGGGCCGGTCGGACTTAGGTATCGGTAACCGTCATGGTACAGCCCGCATTTTCGTTGAGGGCACACCAGTAGGTGCCGTTCGACATCAAAATCAACGCAAAACCGATACGGTGCCCAGTACCATACGTAACACTATCGGCGGTCGCGTTGTTGGGTGCGATCAGGTTGTCACTTATCGGCGTGGCGAACGTCGGTGCATAACTGTTGTCACCGGTGCCGATGAAACGCATCCACGATCCGGCTGCGGCGCCCGCGGCGGGCAATGCGATCGCCTGCGCGGCCTTGCCCGGGCAGTTGAAGGTCTTCCCGTAATCCGCGCTGGTGAGTGTCCACGTACTGGCGTTGGTGTACATGGACATGCTCATCACCAGAGCGCGGAGCGGCGCGCTGATGTATGTGCTGCGCGTGACGCGCAGGTCGTAGATGGTGGTCGCAAAGGCCACGGTGAGGCAGATCGCCAGGATCAACCAGCACGCGACCGAGACCACCAGAGGACGGTTGAATCTGGACATGGGCTCTCCTTTACTGACTCGTCATCGTCGTGCTGCCCTCATTGATGGCCACCCACTTGCTGCCATCGCTGATGAGGTGCAGGTAGAAACCGATGCGGCTGCCGGCGTCGAAGCTGACGCTGGTCGCGGTGGCGTCGTTCGGGACGATCAATGTGTCCGCGGTGGCCGCGGTGAAAGTCGGAATGTAGTTGTCGGTGCCGGTGCCGATAAACCACATCTGGCTGCCGGCGACAGCGCCATTGGCGGGCAAGGTGATGGTCTGGGCGACCCGACCGGGGCACTTGAAGGTCCTCCCGTAACTGGTAGAGGTCAGCGTCCAGGTCTCATTGTTGGTGTACATCATCGTGGCCGCGACGCACGCCTGGAGGCCGCGTCCGGTGCCGGTGGCGGCGCCGCGCACGACCAGATCGTACACCGTCGCGGCGAACGCGATGCTCGCGGCGACCGCGAGCATTACCAATATCGCCAATGGCACTGCCAATCGCGGATTCGCCAATAGTTTTTGCATGATCGTCATCTCCTCGGGCGGGCGGTTCACGCACCGCTCCTACGTTGGGCGATCAGAAGGATCGCCCCTACCATCGCGCGCCGGCTCGGGATGCCGCGGGACTACTTGCCACGCAGAACCGGCTGGGCGCCGCGAATCTCGGCATCACGTGCCTGGATGAGGCCCGGTTGCTCCTTGGCGACCATCTGCATGGCGTCGCCGTACCCGAGATCCTTCGTGGCGGCCATCTTCACCTTGATCGCGGCATCGAGCTTCTCGTTGGCGGTCCCGCCCGCGGCGTCCGAGCCGCCATCGCCCCGCTCGCCCAGCTCGACGAACGACAATCCCTCGAGAGACTTGAGGTGCTTGTCGCGTTCCTCGCCGGCGGTGAAGCGCATGGCGGTGTCGGTCAGCACATCCACCATCGCGGGCGCGATCGCGCGGCGCTTGTCATCGCCGAATCGCAGGGCCGAAATGACGCCGCGCACCTTCGTGCGGTCGAGCTCGGCCTGGGCGGCGCCGGCGGCCTTGTTCGCCTCGATGGCGGACTTCTCAGCCGCCTCGGCGCGGGCCTTCACCGCCTGAAACTCCGCCATGCTGATGGCGCCGGCGCCGCTGTCGGCGCCTGTTGTCGATGTGGCGCCGGGGTCCGGTTTTGGCGCCGTGTCGGGATTGGCAATCGGGTTCGGGTTCGGGGTAACGTCGGGCATGTGAGTATCTCCTGTTTGATCTGCCGCCATGCGGCGAATATCCTCAGCCGCCACGTCGGCGGCAGCCTTCCTGATATTGGGGTGTTTACCTATCCACTCCTTGGCTTTCTCGACCGTCCACGTTTCCTTATCGAATCGCAGGGCCTGGAGCACCATCGCGTCCGGATCGCCATCCTTGGCGACATTCTCCGGCTTGAGCTTCCCCAGGATCATCCGCACGCCCTTGATGCCGGGCATGTCCTTCGAACGCATGGTATCGGGGCGAAAATCCTTCGGATCGCGAATCCGGTGCCAGATCTCCTCGCCCTTCTGTTCCCAGGCGAATTGATAGGCGACATAGGTGCGGCCGCGATCGGTCGTGCTGGCCAGGAGCGCCGGAAGGTCCTTGAAAAACGGCCGGTTCGTGAGCGCGATTGATGTCAGGACATCCTCGTAGTGCTTGCCGGTCTGTGGGTCCTTCCATTTCGGGAACCATTCCGGGCTGATATAGCGAAACCGTTTGGATTCGACGAGTTCCATGCCCCAGTCATTGAACTCGACCAATCCCCAGAGACCATCGGCGCGAACCTCGGTGCTCACCAACCAACCCGCGGCCTCGGACGAACCGCCATAAGAATGGTCAATGTCAATTGGGAGTTCAATCCCGGGCAGACCGACTTCGTGGTTATCGTGCATCCGCTGGATGGTCGCGGGCGTGATCTCCAGGTTGCCGTACTGGGGATGATCCCACTTGCCCAGAGGCACCAGGGGAATCCAGCGTTGGTTTTTTGATTCATCCTCGGCGACGGCATCGGCGAGGCCGAGCTCGGCGAATACCCGCGCCGGCAAGGTCTGTGGAAAGATCGTCTCGATTGTCATGTCCGACATGATCGGCGGCTCCCACGAAAAAGCAAAGCCGAGAGGTTGCCGCATTCCCCTGGATGCAACACGCATCCCAATAGGGAATTGGGCGACTTCTCGGCTTTTAGGTCAGACTACCAACCGAGCGGGGGGGGCCAAGCTTGCCCGGCGGCGCCGCGAATATGTAGTTTTTCCGCTTTATCGGGCGCGCGGGGGTACCCGGCGCGCGACATCACATTCGCATTATACCACGAATCGCCCGGTTGTCAATCCCTCATGGCGCGGGAATCTGGATTGTGCCCGGCTTGAGGCCGGGTATCTCGTACATGCGCGTCCGCCAGTGGAGCACCGACACCAAATCCCCACTCTCGGGATCCCGGATGCGCTTGAACACGAAATCGCGGCCCTCGGGCTGCGCGGGGATGCGCAGGGGAGAATAACGCTCGGGGTCCACCACGAAGTGACCGTGCTTATAGATCAGGGCCGCGGGCGGCTCGACAAAATCCGGCCGCGTCGGAATCGGTTGGCCATCCGGGCCGATCTCGCGTTCACGCGAGCTGACATATGCGAGAGTGCGTCGGCAGTTGATATGGCTGGGATTGCGCCAGCGCTCGAACTCGGGCGAGCGCCGGTCGAGGATCATGCCATCCACGTATTCGCAGAGCGGGCAGGTGCGCTCATCGAGCACCTCGACGATCTGCGCCAATGGCCAGAGGGCGAGGTCGGCGAGCTCCGCGCGGGCCTCGGCATCCAGTTCTCCCACGATAACCGTCGCGGTCATCGTCAGGTGCTGATTCATGATCTCGGGCAGATCAGGCATGGCTGGGTATCTCCGGCATCTCCGTTACCTGGCTGATCCTCATTCGCATGGTCATGATCGCTCCGTGCAGGATGTGACTAAAATGGCTTTCGGAGATGCCGAGACGAACGGCGGCTTCACGGTGGTTCAACTCATAGGTGAAGCGGAGAACGAGAATCTGCCGCTGGCGCTCGGGCAGGCGCGCGAAGACTTGCCGGATCAGCAACCGGTCCTCGAGGGAAAACCCAGTGGGCGCCGGCGCGGGGACTTTGTCCAACCAGCCGGATGTGTCGGACTGATCGGACGGGTCTGCCGGCATGTCGAACTCGACGAGGCGGTTGCGGATATGGACCTCACGCAAAAATCTCACTTGGGCGGGCGGCAGGTCACTCGCCGCGGCAATCTCCTCGATGGTCGGGTCGCGCTGCAATTCCTGGCGCAGATCATCCGCCGCGGCCTCGATGCGGCCGATGGACTCCCGCACCCACGCAGGCTGCCGGATCGTGCGACCGCGATCGCGCAGGGCATGTCGGATCTGGCCGGTGACCAAGTGGGACGCGTATGTCGAGAATTGGATCCCGCGCGTGGGATCGAAGTGGTCTATCGCGCGCAACAGTCCGATGATTCCCTCCTGCACCAGGTCCTCCAGGGGTTCGCCGAGGCCGATGAATTGACGGGCGATGGCGTGAACCAATCCCATGTGCCGCGCCACCAGCCGCTCGCGCTCGGTATCAGACACCGACGAGCACCCGCGTCTGGGGTTGGGCGGGCGGTTCACGAACCGCCCCTACGTTTTTGTCGGAACGCAGGAAGGGCACGGCGATCTGGCGGATCTGCGCCAGGAACTCGGGGTCGGATGATTGCGGTTTGACCTGGCCGCGCAGGAAAACGCGGATCCGCTGGATGTGCTCGGGGTTCGTCCGGCGCCCGCGGATCAAATTGCTGACCTGACCCTTGGATAGGCCGACCGCATCCGCAATTTCCTGGTAACTCAGCCGCGATTCCAATTTCAGCGCTTGCAATGCCGTCACAGTTTCTTTCCTAACCCTGTATTCAACTGTATTCAGGGCACGCTCGCCCCCTGGGTGGTACTCTGATAGCCCTCAACCAACCTGGGGGCTTCCAGGCCCTATTTTTGCGCGGCGATCAGGGCGCCGTTCACCAGGTCCACCAGCTCCTCGCCGGCGGCGCGCAAACCATCGGTCAAGTCCACGCCGGCGCGGCCGCGTGCGACCTCGTTGAGCACCTTGAGCATGTCGGCGGTCGGCAGTTCGCGGCGGATCATGTCGAGCAGGGTATGCAGCACAGATGCGCGGAGTTTCTCCGCATGATCCTGGGCCAATACCTGGGCTTTCGCGGCGATCCATTGCCGCAGGACATCGCTGACGGGGGTCGGTTTGGCCCCAAACTCGCTCGCCGCGCGGTCGCGGGCAGTCGAAAATAGGTCCCAGAGCCAGCCTTCGAGCATCTTCTGGTATTTGCCCACCAGCGGCACGACTACCGCTTGCATCCGGCTGATATGCCGCCCCTTGGCGCTCGCATCAGCCGCGCGGAAGTCCTCGATTATTGGTCGCAACTTGTCGAGCAGGCGATTGTGTTGCTCCTCAAGTACCTGTTTCATCGCCGCCTCGAAACGCGATTCATCACGCGCGAGCTCGCGCCCGCGCGCGACGTGCGGATGCGGATCATAGCGGCGATCACCCATGCGGAAAGGATGGTCGGTGGCCGTTTGGGCGCCGCCACCCGATTGATCGGTCTCGTCGAGCGGTTGATTCACCGCGCGTTGGTGATCTTCAGGTAACTCGGGCAGCCCGAACCAACCTCGCACGGTATTCTCCACGTCGTCGTCGGGGGTCAGTAGGTGTGAGGTGGTGAGTTGGGCGAGGCCATTTGCGATGCCCGCCGGGTCGAGCACGGTATCCATGCCGGTGTGCGTCAGTTGCGGGTGAACCTTGAGGCCGGGATAGTTGTATCCCATCCACTGCGGGATCGCGTAGCGGTTGATCCGCTCGGCGAACCAATCGGCGATGGCATCGAGAATCATCACGAAGAACCGCGATTGCGCTTCGCCCAGGGCGCGCGAACCGGATGCCGTCGTGCCCAGGTTGACAAACTGCGCGAGAACCGAGCGGCTGATCATCACGTCCTGATGTTCGAGGTAGGCCTGGATGCCCTGCAACCGCAACTGGGATTCGAGGAGAGTCAACTCGTAACCCGGCGGCAGCACGAATCCGGCAGATTCGGATGACTTGTAATCGTTGACGATCTGGAGCAACGCCTGTTTGTCCTCCTCGGTCCAACCCACCGGCAGGCGCCCGAGCGGCGTCCCCACGCCGAAGCGATCAATGGCGATGTTGACGGTTTTGTAGAGAAAATCCTTGAAGTACCAGTGTTTATACGCCGGCCGGAGCAGCGCGCGCCCCTCGGGATTGCCGTAATCCTCGCGCCAGGTGAGACGTATCAGTTTCTCGATGGGGATAGGGATTTCCCGATAATTGCTGTTGATGTCGGTGATCGCCTGGACTATCCCTTGGATTCCGCCGCCGATGTCGGCTTCCCAGCGGAGAATGGTCTTCGGATGACGCGGAGCGAGTTTCCGCCAGGCCGCCAGACCGTCGCGTATCTCCCAAACCTTCTCGAACAGCGTCACGCCCATGAGCGCCCCGAGCAGGGCATGGCGCAGCACTTCGTCCCAGGTGATCGTCATGCCGCCGACCAGGTTGGATTGGATGAGGTCGGCCGCCTCGCGGCCGGCGGAACTATCATCGCCCGTGGCCGGCTCGACCGTCCATGCGGCGGCGCGAATGGGCAAGGTGACCGCCAACTCGACCGCCTGCACCTGGCCATCGCCTCGCAACATGCGGTCGTAGGTTTCGAATGCCTTCCGGCCGCGCAGATCCGTGAGATATTCCTCGAAGACCAGGCCTCGCCAGAGATTCGTGCCGGCAGCGCCGAGCTCGCCCAGCGCCGGCTTGGTCTTGGTCTCCGCAAACCTACGTCCAATTGAGAAGTTGAGTGGGCCGATCTTCATAGTTATCCATCCACCTGGAACGTGGTGATGCGGACCGCCCCGCGCGGCGTGTCGCCGGCCGCGGTCTCCCAGGTCAGTTCTGCGACCCAAACACCATGCTCGTCGAGCAGCCCTTCCTCGATCGTATAGGCCACCATATTGAGGCCGTCAATCAGTTCCACGGTCGGGATTTCGCTGACTTCGGCGCCGCTGGGCTTGCGGATCGTGAGGCTCAGGGTATCGTCGGTCGGATCGTAGGCCATGCCGTTGTCCGTGACGACCCATTGCAGATCCATCCCCCAATCGCCGACATGCCAGTTTGCCACTTATGATTCCCCTCGTAACTCGACGGAAACCCGGATGTCGTCTGGTAGCGGGACCGTCGCCCGTAGATTTTCCGGCAGCGCTATCGTCGTGCGCAAGTCCTCCGGCAATGCGACCTGCCGGCGCCAACCCGTGATGCGAATCACGGCGCGCAGTCTGTTCAGAATCGCCGTTACCGCGCTCACCGCCGTGACGGCGCCGGTGAAACTCCGCGAGCGCTTGATGATGGCCGTGGTCGCGGACGCGCCCACGACCGTGCCCGCCAACGCGCGTGAGCGCTTGATGACCGCGGCGGTGGTCGAGGCGGCAGTGACCGAACCCGCCAGGCTCCGGCTACGCTTGACCGCGACGGCGCTGCTGGCGGAGGCCGCGGCCGCCGAGCCCGCTATCAGGACATATCGCCCCGGGGACGCCAGACCGTGGACGCTCGCGTAGTTTTCAGGCGAGACGGCGACGATGCCGCAGACCCCATAGATGTTCGCAAAATCAAGACTGGATGCGCTCATATCACCGCGCTCGCATCATCCAGATAGTAGCTGCCATTGGAGCCCTGCCCCTCCACGCGCAGAATCAGGTTGCCCGTCTCGGTCGGGGTTACCGTCACCGTCAGTTCCTCCCACGCCTGCGCGCCGCTGTGGCTGGTGCCTACCACGTCCGCCGCGACGCCCTGTAGGATTCCGCCGAGGCAGACGATGCGCGGCTTGGCTGTGCCGTTGTAGGTGCCGTCCACCCAGACCCACACCTTGCACGTGATCGGAACGTTCGCAGCCGCTGGCACTGTCCAGGTGCCGTAGCCCGGCGGAATCGGCTTCAGCCAAACCGCCGCGCCGCCGCTCGGCACGGCCTGCCACGAAAGTCCGCTGGCAGTGTGCCGATAGGCGCCGCCGTGTGAATCCACCTGCCCATACCGATAGAACGCCCTATGGTCGTCCGGCGTAGCGTTGTGGCGGAAATGGATCACATAGGGCCAGTCGCCCACGCCATACTCGAAGGTCGGAGCGCCGTAATTGTTCCAGGCGACGTTGTTGAGTATGGGTGTCCCGGAGCGAATTCTAGGTGTGCCACGCAGGGTGCCGTCGCGGAAAATCAACATGCCCGCAAACGCATAATATGGCACATTGCCCTCGTAGGCCGTGATGTCCGTCACGTGATTCGGCGTCGTGATTACAGCCAGGCCACCATTGTGCCCGATCTGAGCGGTCACATTTCCGAAAAGCACCGGGGAGTCGAGAAATAGACTGGGAGTCGCCGGATTGATGTATATGCCATAATTACCATTACGCCAATAGGAAATCCCCGCAGCAGGGTTCGTGGGTGTATTGTAGACGGAGGTAAAGTATGCCCCATAACTAGCATTACTATGAGCATCTAAGCCCGAAATAGCACCGAGCGCACCGCCGGTCTCGCCAAAATACCAACCTATTCCGTTGCAGCCTACTGCCCCACAGTTCGAGATGCTGCCAGCAACATCGTTAAGATAGAATCCGTATGTGACGGAACCTGTCGTGTTGCCTACATAGGTGCCCGAAAAACTGTAGGTGCCGCTGAATGCAGAAGTCAGGTAGATACCGTAGTGGACCAACGTCCAGAATAGGCAGTTCGTCAGGGACAAGGTGTCTGTGGTAATCGTGCCTGCCGCGCGGAGGCCGTTAAGGTTACTGTCATGGAGCGCCACATTGGTCAAGGCACAGGTGCCGGTGAACACGGTCGCCAGGGTGATCCCGTACTTGCCCGCCGCGTTGTAGCCGATGCTGTAAATCTCTACGCTGTCCATCGTCAACACGCCCGCGGCGGCGAGGTTGATGTAGGTCCGCAAACTCGCGGTCGCCGAGTAGAAGGCGGCGTTCCGCGTCAGATTCAAGACCCGCGCGCGCGCTTGCGTCGGCGTCCCTTCGCCCTGGTGGTTCCACGATGGCCGGGCATTGGCCCCGTCAGTGTAAAGAGGCGCGGTGCCCCGCCAAGTCGCCCCCACCGTCACGACCGCCCCGGCAATGGACTGAATGACTGCCGTATCCCAATGGGAGTAAGTCCGGCCCGTCGGTTCGACCACGATGACATCGCCCGCCAGCCAACCCGATGGCGCTTGGTCGAGGGTGATGCTCGGCACATCAATCACGGGCAGGACATCCCCGTAAGTCGCCCAGCCGCCCACGTCGGCGGCCAGGGAGCGGATGTGATCTTTCGTCTGGCCCGCCATCGTAAAGGTGCCGTTCTGGAGTAGCCCCTGCCCGCCATCGCTGCTGGGAGTGATTATGATTAGGCAGGTCTTGCCAGCGGCGATGCGAGCGGTGGTCTTCCCAAACTCGCAGGTCCCATTGTTCGTGATGCTCGCGTCGCCGAAGTTGAGTTTGGTGTTTACGCTGGGATCAGCCGCGATCTTGCAGTTCGCGTTTATGGTCATGCCGCCAGATAGGGTGCCACTGGCGGGATACTGCCCGTTGAGAATAACCGGCGTGGCGACAGCGCTTGCGATGACTACGGTGTCGCCGTTGCCCGGATAATCTGTGCCCTCGACTGCCGGATCGCCAGTCTTGCCCCAGGTCGCGCTGGCGTTCCAGTTCCCGCCCCCGGCTATCGAAGTGAAGGTAGCCATTACTCCCCGATCACCCTCTCCAACGTCGCCTGCGCGTCCGGGGTCATCCCCGCGGTGAATCGCGCCAGCCTATCCGCCGCCCACGCCTGCAACCAGGCTTGCAAGCGCGCCAGCGAGTAGTCGTCCAGGCTGTCCACGACGTACTCGGCTCGCGCGCGCTGCGTCTGCGTTGAGTGATAGAGGTCGAGGGCCAGAATCACCGCCAATGGCGACAGCGTGTAGCGCACCGCAGCCAATCGGACACGCCACAACGGGTAGCCAGCGATCTGGATGATCGCGCCGATCCGCCCCACCGCATCCTGATAGACCGCGAGCGCCCTCTCGAAGCGCGCGATCCGCTTCTCCGCCCACGTTTGCGCGTTGGCGTCGGTTGCATTGAGCGCCAGATCGGTGCGCTCTACAACGTCAATGTCGCCCTCGAAGCACACCTGCAAGGTCGTGCTCGCCATTCGCCGCGTCCACAGAGTTCTCCGCCAAGTGATTGGCATGATCGTTAGGTTAGCGTGATATCCAGGTCGCCGGGATCAATCCGCGCGATGTCGCCAGCCTGGTCAATGTCCTTGTGGGTCGTGAACTCCCCGAAAAACAGCATGTTCCCGCCCGGTTTGACGGCATCAAAACCAGCGAAGAAGGCGAGATGCCCCCAACTCAGTGTCGCCGCGGGGGAATAGAGCGTCGAAGCATTGTCAGTGTGACCTGCCGCCGCCGTATTCCAGTCAGCGGCAGCCGTCACAATCCGAGCGTATGCTGCATCGGTCGGCTCCGCTATCCCGCTGCCGTCTGCGGTCGGATCGGCCGTAGACAGCGCGATGTAGACGGTTGGCATAGCGAATGCCGTCTTGCCGACCAGTTCATCCAGCAATTTCAACTTGGCATAGTTCGAGAAACTTCCCATGATTCACATTCTCCTACCACTTGGTCGGCACGATGGAGCGGCCCACGCGCCACGACCGGCTGTCGCCGAGGTGCTCGCAAGGCCCCATGCCCAGCGCCTTGCTGCCGCCCGCCGCGAGCAGCGCGCGGATGAGGGCCTGGGCATAGTGGTCATCGAGGCCGCGCTTGTAGGTCATACTGCCGTCCGCGTTCTTATCCTTGATCAGATTTTTCAGGTGCGCCTTGATGCTCGCCGTGAGCAACTCCGAGGAGCGCGGCAGCCACAGATCGCCGGCGGTCATCGCATCCACCAGGGCGTCGGTAGCCTCGGTGCGGTCGCAGTTGATCACGTGCACCGGGTCGGTCTCGCCGTCCTCGATGCTGTAGCGCGTGCTCTGCGCGCTCATGTAGGAGATCGCGCCGCGTTTGAACGCCCGCACCAGCGCCTTCGCGGATGTTTTGTACGGCATGGCATCCACGACCACCATGCGCACGTCGTAATCATGCAGCCGGCGCTCGAGCAGTTGCCAACTGCCCGTCGCCTCGCCCCAGACCAACCGGAAAACTCCGTCGTCGCCGCGGCGCACGATCACTAGGTGGCAGACATCGCCGACATCAATCCCCGCGAAGGCGGCGCCGCTCGGCAGATTCTCCGTGGTGCCGCTCGGGCTCGGACGCCAGCCGCCGCAGTGCTCGGCGAGCAATTCCTCGGTGAGCGGCTGGCGATCGCCAGCATAGGGCAGACCGAGGATCGAGATATAGAAGTTCGCCATCCGTGACGGCCGACTTTGAGCCGCGATCCACTTCCGGGCGATCGCCGGGGCATCGATGGCCGGCCCATAGAGTTGCGAGAGATGATAGCCGGAGATGCGGGCGCCGAGATTGCGTGTGATCCATTCGCCGGCCTCGGGATCGAGGCGGGCATGGCAGCGCGGGCAGACGAGACGGAAATTGTCTGTGGTGAGGCCCCGGCAGGTCTCGTCGAGAATGAAATCGCCGGCCGAGATGCGCCGCTTGCCATCCACCCATTCCAGGCAGGCAGGGAACTCCAGCTCGACCGCCGTGCGCAGGCGGCAGCGCGGACAGCGCAGCGCCCAGTATTTCTGATCGGATAACCGGAAACGCTCGTCAATGCCCCAGTTGGGCACGTCCGGCTGGCTGACCTCGTAGCGCCGTTTGTAGCCGCTGTGGAGCAGGCGGTCATCCACCCAGTCCACCAACTCGGCATTGAGCTCGGCGACCTCATCGAGAATCACGAGATCGAGGTCCACGTTTTTGACATCCGACCGTTTCTGCGTCACGCAGAAATAGGCCGATCCCGGCCCGATGTGCTTGAGCCGGACGCTATCCGCCCGCTTGTGGCGGCCGGCGAGGTCCTCTACCTGGTACTCGCCCTCGACCACGGCCCGCGCGAGACGCTTGTCCGCGGTGATGATGGGGTCGAAACGATCCTGGACGAATGTGGTCATGTACCCGCGCGATTCCAAAAAGTACCCAGCCTTGAGTCCAGTCAGGCAGGCAAGAATCATGCGGCCGATCACCGCCGTCGAGATGCCGAGCTGCGCGGCTTTCTCGATGACAATGTGCTCGGCGGGATCCTCGACGATCGCGCGCAGGTATTCGTGGCCGTCGAGCGCCCACGGCTTGCCGCGCAGGCGGATATGTGACTGGAACCAGGCCACGGGATCGGTTAGATTGGCCGGTGCACCCAGTTCCTCGAGTATCTGATCCAGGCGTTTAGGCATGGGCCTTCTTCCGCGGGCGCGCCTTGGGTTTGTCATTCTGAGGCGGTGGAGCAACCGAAGAATCCGGCTCTGACTCCGCCCCTGCCGGCACCGGCAGGGCGAGTTGCTCGCGCAGATGCTCCACCAGGTCCGGGCGCCCGGCCAATTCCTTGCGCAGCCAATCCACGGCGAGCGCCGCAAGCTCTTCTTTGCTCTTCGCCAAGCGGAGTTTGCGCAGCTCGAGCTCCTCGGCCTTGAGAGCCGAATCGGCGGCCGTCCGGTCGGCCATTGCGATCGCCTCCGCTAATTTCGTCGCCATCTTCATCAAATCCAGGGTGTCGAGCTTGCCAATGTTGCCCGGGGTGATGTCACTGACCGCATCATGCACCTTGGCGGCCAGGACGCGCAGGATGACACCGGCCAGCGTGATGTTCTCCATGCCGCCGGTGGTAGTGGCGATCGCACGGGCGGTCTGTAATATCTCGATGGCATCGTTGAAATAGGGCTGCAAATGCTTGTTCTTGTGGCGCGACAGGCTCGTCTGATTCGTGCGGAAGCCCTTGGTTTTTAGCCACGCCAGGAGCTTGGTCTGGCCAAAGCCGCCGAGCAATTTCTCGTTTAGGTCGTCAAATAGGGCCGGATCCGCGTGCCACAACTGGCAGATCGCGCAACGGGACCGCAGGGCAATCGGGGGCAGGGTGATGGTCGTCGTGGCTAGATTCATTGCTTCCTCTGGCCCCTGGGTCCTCCCAGGTCGGGCCGGCTGCAATCGGTACTAAAAATAAACGGCGGAACGGGACGCGCATCTGGCGCGCAATGGCTCCGACCATCGCGCCGGTCAGAGGCCGTCCCATTCCGCCGATGTCAGGATTATATCACATCCATAGGCATATTGTCCTGCACGATGGGACCGGATTCCCCTCAATTGTCGAGGGCCTTCGCCTCGGCCGCGCGGATATGGATGATCTTCCCCTGCTCGACCTCGACCACCACCTGGCCCTTCTCGACGCGCCGCACGGTTTTCACCAACTGCGTTTCGGCCGCTTCAAGACTCCATAACCATTTGAGCGGGTCGCCACGCCCTTTAGGCATTGGCATCTCCGGGCGGCGGTCGGTTTAACCGCTTCATGCGCTCGCGGGCGGCCGCCGCCATATGTGCACGGGCCTCTGGCGAGATCGGGCGTTTGATCTTCGGCATGACCTTCGGTGCCCGTCCTTCCCGCAGCGCTGCGATCGCCTCGTTGGTAATCGCCAGTTCGCACATGACCGCCGTCTGGTGCTCGATGAGCCGCGGTAACTGGGATTTCCCGCTCCGCATTGCCCGCTGCTGGCGCTGGGCCGCCAGTATCAGCGCCTTGAGTTCACCATCGGTTTTCCCGGCCAGGGCATCCGTTAAGTCGCCCGCATCCTGGCGTTCCGCAATCTGCCGTGCCGTCCTCATGATCGTACTCCTTGTCAATTTTTCGATCCCATCCAGTGACATCGTGCCCGCGCGATAATGCAGCGCCGCGAGCGGAATACAGGGAACGACGATGCCCAGGGAATCCCTGACATTCCCGCACTGGCTATCCACCTGGGCGCCGGTGATGTCGCACACCCATTCGTCGTACTGCTCGGTCGCCTGGAGGTGGCGGCACCCGCGCAAATCAGCACCCCCAATGGGCGCGCGCCCTGTCAGCTCGCGCGCCCAGTTACCCCTGATCGGGCACGAATGACACCTTCCAGGGGCGCTTCTCGTCCTGACGCACCTCGATGACTTTGCCGTAGAGATCGGCGTCAATGATGCCCTGGCTGAGCGCCTCATCCAGAGTGTCCTTCGTGTAGATTGGCCGGAGGAAGAATTTGAGGGCGTTCTCGGCTAGCCGCGCGACCAATTTCTTCCGATCCACCACAGTGCGGGCATTCGGGGCACGGGTGACGCGCCCGATTCTCTCCACGATGAACGATGTGTCGTCCATCAACTGCGCGGCCTCGCGCCGCAGGCCATCGAGCTGCGCCTCGGTCGCGGCCAGCTTCTCGGTCAGCTTCAATCCCTCCCTCAGAATCCCAGTCAGCTTCGTCTGCTCCTTTGGTGTCAATGGACACCACCTTTCCGCCCCCAGATATCCTTCCGGTCGAACGAGTGTGACCCATCGGACCGATCAGATCTACCTATGCCTCAACTGCCGCGCGACCTCCGCGGGATGATTATGGATCCAGACTGGCCCCCACCAGCCGCTGCCGAACCATACGGCCACCGCGACGACCGCCCACCACACGATGACCCAGAACCACGCGAGCGCCCCCGGAGAGACACGATCATAGCCCCACATCTGCTCATCGCCTTCTGCCCCCAGAAGGATCGAACCCCCAGCGGTATTTCGGGTTCATCGCGGCCGCTTGTGGCCGGGCGGGATCGCCGTCGAGCCCCAGACTAGGTTGCGGCGGCGGGATATCGCGCAGCCGCTGCCGCGCCGCCCAAACGCCATCCATGCGCTTGCGGATCTCCTCCAGCCGCGACACGAGGACATCATAATATGCCTGCGCCTGCTGCCAGGTCTCCGCCCAGAAATACCCGGGCGTGGATCCGGGGAATGCCTCGCCACCCGTGGTCGCCAGAATCTCGCCGTGCCCGCCGATTTGGATCAATTCCGCGATGATCAGACGCACCTGGCGATCGAGCCCACGGTCGCCGAAAAGCTGACCCGCAATCGCGCTCGCCGTGATCGCCATATGCGGCCCCCGGCGCTTGCGCAGTAGGTCGAGTACGCGCTGTGCGCGCGATGGCGCGTGCATCTCGCCGGCCGCGATCATCCGGCCGATTCTCCGGCTGCCGGCGACTCGGCTTGCGGTTCCGGCAATCCCGGCGGGACCGACGAGGTCGGATAGATGGTCGCGCCCACCAGGCGCCGTTGTTCGGCCACAGCAAGTTGATAGCCGAGCACAGTGCCGCTGACATATATCGAGATCACGGTCAGCTCGGACGCGCCGAGGGCGATTACCTGGTGTGCGATGCCGAGGACCACTCGCAGCGCCTCCGAATCCATTATGATGCTGTTGGCGCGGCATGATGGGAGTCGGAGATCGCTCACAGCCGCCTCGGCGTCGGCGCGGGTTATCATTGATCCAACCCCCGGATGATTTGATCGTGCTGGCTCGGCGGCAGCATCCGGCGGTAACCGCCACGCACCCAACAGATTTGCGGGGCGATGGCGCTGGCGAATTGATAGACCGGCTCGCCGCCGGCCATACGTCCGATCCGGGTCCAGCCGTTCGCCTCCATCTCGCGCACGAGTTTCTCCTGGCGCGCCTCGCGCTCCCGGTCGGCGGTCTCGGTCTCGCGGGTATCGCGGCGCTGCGCCGTCCGCGCCTGGTTTTTCGTCTCGCGTTTGATCCGCCGCAGGATGCCCAGGAAATACGCCTCATTCCGCTCGCGGTAGTGCGCCAGCCAAACCTCGCACGCTGCGGTGATGATGCTCGGATGATAGCGGCGGATCTGCTGGATGAGCGCCCGCAGAAGGGCCGCGCTGATCCGGCCGGTGCCCCGGTAGAGCCGGAAATCATCCAAAACATCCGCCAGGTGCTCGCGCATTTCAGCGGGCGCCGGCACACCGCCCGGAACCATCGTGGCCAGCTCCTCGTCCAAGATCCGCACCACCTGGGCGCGCTGCCAGAGCTGCCCCTCGCGCGCCGGCGGCGCGCCTTCGCCGGTCGCGCGCGCCCCGATTCGCCCCTTGATCCACAAACAGAACTCCTCGTACTGGGGCAGGCTGAGTTGCCGCGTGGACTCGACGTTGTAGGCCCCGCGCAGCTGCGCGATCACCGCGCTATGATCCAGGCTCGCCTTGCCGGCGAGCGTATAGAGCCGCGCGATCTGCGCCTGGCTCGGGTTGCTCGTGCGCGTCTGTGCCATCACCTTCCTGCGAACCCCACCGCGGTCTGCACGATGTTTCCCGGCCCCTCGTTGACATTGATCGCCTTGTCGTCCAGATAGACATCGGCCCCCGGCTTGCCGGTCTGTTCATGGTCAAACACAAATGCAAAGTCCAGGCCATCCGGATGATCGATCCGTAGACCCCATACCTGGTCGTAGGGCACGCCCTCGTCGCGCAGCCAGCGCAGCATCTCCATGCACCGATGCAGCCGGTCGCCCGCTATCTCGCCCGAGGAAAATGCGCCGTTCGCGCGACAGGTATGGATAATCACTCGCCATCCGAGATTGTGCAGGGCGCGGACCGCCCCCACAACGAATAGCCGCGCCGGACCGATCTCCGGGAACCTGTCCTCGCACAAGGTCCCGTCGAAATCCACCGCCACGATGGGCCGGCGGAGTCCGTCCGCGACGTGCCCGATGATGAGTTTACGCATCCCTTACCGCCTCGTAGAGCGCCGCCACTGCGGGCGGATATCGCAGGGCTGCCGCGCCCAGCCGTATGTCTGAATCCTCGCCGCGCGGTCGGCGCTTCTTGCTGCGATGGCGCTCCCAAGCATAGCTCGTCTCGCGCTTGACGATAGGCGCGCAGGTCGGGCAATAGATGCGCGGCCTCCCCTTGCCCTGTCGCGGCGGTAGGGGAGCATTGCACCGGGCGCAGGCGGTCATTCCCACGTCCGATTGAACCACTGGACCGGCGACTCACTCTCGCCCAGCACGCGCGGCGCGTTCGCCATCCACGATCGCCGCATCCGCCGGGTCTGCAATTCCTCGCGTGCCAGGATGACGCATCCGCCGGCCACGGTCAGTAGGACATACGGCCAATGCCACCAGGCGCCGCCCAGGCCGTCCAGGGCCACGCAGATGCCGAGATAGAGCCACCAGCCGATCATTGCGATCCAGATCATCGTTTGCCATCCTTTCCCGCCCCCAGAACATAACCCGGCGATCCGTGGGACCGCGATTCCATGTAATATGTCTGGGCCGCCGCCGGCGCCGATATCCACACCGGCTCCTCGACCGGCTGCCCCATCGCCAGGAATATCGCCACGATCAATGTGCTCAGCAGGCCGATCATTTTACGCCTTCGCGCGCAGCATAAAACTCTGCGCGATTTGCTCGGCATTCTCCGGCGTGATCGCCGCCGGTTTGATCTCATTCTGCTTGGCCAGCGAGATCAGGTTATAGCGCAGCGCCATGACCTCGCGCATGCGCCCATGCGTGATCTCCCACACGCGCTGCGCCACCTCGTCGCTGAACCCCTCGAGCACCGGCCGGATTTCTGCCGCCGTCGCCAGCCGCAACTGTCGATGAAGCACGACCCGCCCCGCGAGCTCGCGGTTCTCCGCGAATGGCCGCTCGAGCGCCGGCGTCGCCACGAAGCAGATCGGCGCGCCGGCGTGGTCGTGTAGGTACCGGAGCATATCGAGGAAGCGGTAGGTGCCCAGGCGATCGGCGTTGTCTATGATGAGCACCTGACCACTTCCCCGCAAATGCTCCTCGAGGCGGAGGAGCAAGTCATAACGCGATGGCGCCGCGTCATTGATCCCGCATCCCTGGGCGATCTGTCGCAGCAGCCGCGATTCGCTGTTCACCGCACGCGGCAGCGCCTCGACATAGACCGCATGGCGGTTATTCTCGCAGAAGTACCGGGCACCGAGAGTCTTCCCGACGCCCTGCTCGCCCACAAAAAGGGCGAGTTTCTCCTTCAGATTGCGCAAATCCGCCACCGCCGCAAGCAGCCGCTGATACTCCATCCACGGTTTGATCGCGTGGATCTCGGTGCCGTCTATCGAGATCGTCCTCACTCATGGTCTCCTTACAACTGTCATTCTGAGGGAGCCGCTGCAACCGAAGAATCTATCCCCGGTCACCTTATTCCGTCAGGTGATCAATCAGCCAGATCGCCAGCGGCAATCCGGCTGCCACCGCGGCTTTCTGCTCCGTCGTCAACCGGGCCAGGAACGCCTGCCCGTCGCCGCTGGTCAGGATCATGTCCGCCGCCGGCTGATAGCTGGCAGCCGTGGTCGTCGGGTCGTTCGCCCGCACTGCCTGGAGATTGCCCAGGAACATGCTCAACCTCATCGCAATCGCCAGATACTTCATCCATGCCCACATTTTGAATCTCCTCTCCTATGATGATCCCGCCCTCACTCCTGCGCGAAGGTCGGGTCGCTGCCATACGGGCGGCGGCGGCGCCCCTAACAGAATCCCACGCTACCTCGCTCCTTGTCCTGGTCCGCTTTATCGCGGCTCCAGCCTGTCCATCCTGATCGTGACGACCCGGGCTCATTCAGGCCGTC